CGCAGATGAGATTAACGATTTTTTCATCAATCTCGTTCTCTCGTAGGATCTCTGCGATGTCTGCCTCGATGGCAGCAGAACGAAGGTACTTACCAACATTCCAGGAGCAACCCATCTCACCCAGATCTGGGTTGAGTTGCTCAATCTTGATGGTGGTGGACATAGGTTCCCTCAACTATCCGTAGTATTGCATAAAAAGGGGAGTCATGCAAGACTCCCAACCAGTTCACGAACTGTCCCCTGTTGCCTCATGGGTCGTAGGTCTCTAGTGTATCGCCAGCGGCAACATCATCGTAGAAATACTCTTCGTAGAAAAAAGTGGTTTCATCATCACTTTCTTTTACATCAATTCCCATTATTTGAAAAAACTCATTTTCGTTCATGGGGTCTTGTAATCTCCGAGATTTTCAACATAAACATCATTGACCTGCTCATTTCCTTCCATTTGGAGCAGTTTATCCCAGTCCCAATGAGAGGGAACTTCACTCGCTGTCCCATCAATCATGACATCGAGAGTGATGCGGTATCTGGTGAGTTTTTTGGAAAGTGTACGATCCATCGGAGACTCCGTGCTAGTGGGTTAATTTTAATCGGACAAGTATGTTTTGTCAAGATTAGTCAACTGTCGTTTCAGTTCATAATAAACTGGATTGAGGTGCATAAACATGTGGTGTTCATAAGGATTTCCCTTAATCAACTCCATGACACCTTCGACCTGATACTTGGCAAGGATCAACTTTGTTGTGTTATCCATAGAGCATAATTTGGCAGACAAAAAAATGCTCTACTATATGTAGAGCACTTATTTAGAAAAACTGAAATCAGAACTCTTTCAGTAGTTCCATGGTTTCAGGATCCATGGTCTCTACGATTCCAAGTGGTTGCCAATCATCCTCAGATGACTCAAGAAAAGATTCCCATGCATCTTCTTGAAGTTCACGAATATCGAAGTTGGAGTGATCGTAATTGAAATCAGTCATCAGAGAGATACCTCTTTGAGTTTTTTAACAAGAATGGAAAACTCTTTTCCTCTTTTTTTGGAAAAGAAGTCTTGAGCACACTGGGCACCAATAATGAGATCAGCAAATTCAGAAAATGAGAGTTTCAAAGTTCTGTTGGTCTCGGTGTCGTGGATAGTGAATGGTTTATTCACGGAACTCCATCAAATAGAATTGAAGGGAGATGCCTAGCGCCTGTGATTCGACAAGTGCATCTTCCAGGTACTTGTCGAACTCGTGTGAGTCGAGATCTTCACGATAGTAATCGGGAATTCCGATTTGAAGTTCTACTTCCTGAGTCATGAAGTCCTCTGCTCAACACCATCTAATTATACAGGATTTGGGGCAGGAATGCAAACAGATTCACCAGAATTTTTGAAGCATTTCCATTCGCCATGGACGAACAGATAGGCATACTCGCCCCAGCAATCCGTACACTGTTGCAAATACTCATCCATGTCCTCAGCAAAGATGGGATGAACATCCGTGTCACCACGAAGCGTATAGTATTCAGGACGAAACTTTCCTTCTGGAAGTTTCTTGCCCCAGAGTTCGTTAGACCAGCACGAACTCATGTCACCACCATCAATCAATTCAGTGGCACTTTCATGGTCGTTGTAGTGCTCCTGTAGAGTGCGACCCAACCACTCAGGATACCCATCCCAGTGGTGGTAGCACGAAACGATGCCATGCTTGGTCTTGATGCCAATTCGCGATCGGGTGCCCATGTGGTATGCTCCTGAACTGTCCTAGTATAGGCACAAAAAAGGGGGTGCAACACCCCCATGTACCACATTGCAGATTGTCTTCAGGTTGTGAACTGCTCCACGACGCAGGACTCAGCATTCTCTGCAAGTGGATACGCTGGTGCCTTCAGAATGTTTTCACGAAGACGACCATAATAGTCATCATTCGCTCCTTCATCTTCAGCAGTGATCAGATCAAAACATTCTTCATCATTTTCTGCAACAACAACCCACACTCCACCATATTCAGAACGAGGAAAGGGAATGAAGTGGTCAACAGTGTAGAAATACTTTGTCATCGTCTCCTAGGGGTTACAGTGTAATTATAGCACAATTATTGAGGGTCAAGATACCGACCCTCTTGACTCTTGTACTCATCGATGTTAATGTTCCTGCGATTCTTCACATACTCCAACTCACTCCAGAACTGTGTATAACAAACCAACAAGACATGTGTCTTCTTATGAATGGGACAGTCTCTGATGTTTTGATCACACTTGTCCTTCACACGCACTTCAATCGTGATGTAATCATCACACTTAAAGTACACCCAACCCTGGTCAATATGACCAGCGTGATCCCATTTTACATAATCATCAATTTGAGGCGTATAGAGCATGTTCGAGGGGATTGAGGTTGAGTTGCATTGCAGTATAGGGAGTCGTAGACTCAATGTCTACTTGTTTCCCAACTTTTGTGGAGTTGATTGGTGCAAAGTATTGTTGCTTCTTTGGATTGTAGAATCCCCAGATACAACGAACCGCATTGCCATCATTGTAGACAAACCCAGGATTGCAAACAGTCCAAATTGCAAGTATAGTAGCGTTCTTGCGAACGACCTCGTATCGGTATCCTGGTGGTGGTTCATGTGTGAAACTCTGTGGTAATTCATTCATCGTATGCAATACGAATATGATTAGGGTTGTAACCCTCAGCAAACAACTGTTCCAGACGAACTTTACACTGTTCTTTGGTCAGTTTAGTGCATTGTGGTTCTTCAATGTCTCCCCAACCTACAGTTTCATTGTGCTGGATTTTGTAGAGTTTTTCCATTTTAGGTTACCGATTTATCGAATACAGCAGTTACACCCATGATACGGGCATTTGGGTATTGTGCCAGAGCAACTTCTCGTGCTTCGCTATAGTCTCTAGCGTAGCACTTCACACTGAACACTTTACCTGCGACATAGCACTTAACTTCGCATTGCATGAGATTACCTCTTGATTACACTAATTGCGGGATCACCCTTTTCAAACACTGTATCAACAACCGCCTGAACACTTCTGGCAGTGCTGATACCCACTTTATCATAAACTGGTACACAAACAAGTCCAAACACCTTCTCAGCGTCTCCTGTGCGTATTACACGCCCAATAGATTGACTAATACCAATGTAGTCCATGTTTCGCATAAACAAAACTGCTTCCAGTCCATGAACATTTATACCCTCAGAGAGGATAGAATGATGCATGACAACGAATTGTTTGCCAGGAGTCTTACCCCAAAGGTTCAGAACACGAAAGAATTCATGCCGTTCAACCTTCTTACCATCGATGATTGCACCAGTCTTGCTGGTGATATACATCCAAGAATAACCTCTGTGTTCGAGTTGATTACAGAAATCCGACTGCTGTACCAGGTTGGTGATCTGTCGTGTGCTCCGAGCGCAAACAAGAATCTTGTTCAAGGAGTTATTATCAATAGACCTCAACAGGTTTTCGCTGTCGGTAAGTTTGTAATCACCCTGTGGCAGTTCCTCAAGAACAACTTTCGGTGGGAGAATATAACCCTCACTGACAAGTTGTGGAGCAGGGATGTTGCAGATAACATCACCATAGATCTCCCGATCATTCATCCCTGGTTTGAAGAGAGAATGTGAGTGCTTTGGAGTTGCAGTGAAAAAGAAGCAACGCTCTGCCTCATAACTGAAATGCTCAGTAGCAGGGAAGAAGTTGCGCTTCACACTGTTGTGTGCTTCATCGAAATAAATGGTGTCGATCTTGATACCACTCTCCACAACACGATGAAGTGAGTGATAAGTGGTAAAAATCAGTTTGTTTCGCTTGTAGCACTGAACTGCCCAGTCATAGATGACTTTGGGATCTGTAGTAGACTCGTGGAGTAGATTTTTGTTGTATCCACTGTGGACATGCATGACCCGTACCATAGGGTCAACAATGTGCTCAAGAAATTCTGAACACAGTTGCTGTGCAAGTAACAGTCTAGGAGCAACGATGACATGTGTCTGCTGCTCAAAGAGTGAGAAGTGGATCTTGGTGTCCTGAATCATGCACAGTGTCTTTCCTGCGCCCGTTGGCATGATGACCTGACCTTTGTACTCATTGAGCATTGCGTCAAGTGCAGTTTGTTGGTGGGGTCGGAGATTTGTCACTGTATAGATCGAACTAATCACATTATACCACAAAAAAAGCACCTGTGAAGGTGCTCTCGGTTAACTTTTCTTAAGTGTCGTTTTCAGTAGAGCAATGGTTTCTGCATTCTTGTTCATCTGCTCCATATGGTAGTCCACATTCTCTTGCAGTGAATCAATGATTACTTGAACGATCTGTTTAGGAGTTGCATCTGTGTTTACAGCATCATGAACCCAATCCTTAAGACTTTCTAAACTGTATTCGGTGTAGTTAGAGGGTTCCATTACGATCATGCCGTACTGCTGCACCTATCATACTCTGAATCTGTTCAGGTGTCAATTCATTCAACCACTTCCATCTGGGATCGTTTTTGTCCCATTCAATTGCGAACGATCCATCCTCGTTCTGCTCAATCTTCAAACTATCAGCACTGGTCATTTTTATTAAACTGTTTACGACACTTCTTAACTTCCTTCAGTTCATCCTTGATCATCTGGTAGGCATCCTCAGCACTGATACGCCGTGACATCTCCATGGCAGTGATGACTTCAACTCTGGTGCCAAAATGTTTGAGTGCTTCTTCAAAGCAGTTTAGTTCTTCATACATGATCACTTCCTCTTCGGATGTAATAATTTAGGTTGCTTGTCAAACTGTATAGTTTTGAACTTCATCACAGGACTCAGAAGTTCTTTGCGTTTCTTGTCAACAGGTTTGGGTTTAGGTGTAGGTTTAACTACCTTCTCTACCTTTGGTTTGATCTTACGCTTTGGTTTCTCTGGTTTGACAATTTTGTATCCGCGTTTACATGATGCCTTGTAATCTTTTGGTCTGAGTTTGTACCTGGCGATCTCTTTATCCATGTGCTCTTGGCACTGAAACCAAGCAACTCTATCCTTTAGTTCTAGACGATACGGGAAACTTTCCCACGGAAACTTCTCCTTGACAGGCATCAATCAATCACTTGAAAATGAACAGAATTAAACTTACCTAGTACACCTTTGATTTGTACTTTTGTATGCTGACTGTGAATGTCAACATCAGTGATGGTGTAGACACGATCTCGGATCAACATATATGGGGTGTCATTGTTTCCCCAATTCACTTGCTCTTTAGTCCAACCTAAAAAGCGTACATTATCACCTGGTTTCATACTCTAACTGAATGTGGTAGTTTTTTAAGGTACAGGATCTTTTCTCCTGGTCTTGTTGTTAGCATTGCATCTCTGTCTCTTAGGTCCCACCTCAAAAGATTTTTCCCTAACTTCCATTGTATAGAGATTTTATGACCGCCTGTGGTAACAGAGCAGCGGGTATATTTAATTAGAAGATTAAGTATCGGCAGGGTCATGAATGAACCTCCAGTCCTTGTAGTGGAATTCAGGTATCCTCTTCAATTACTTTGACGAGACTAACAGAACCATCCTGGTTATCAATCCATTTTAGCATATCACCCTCTTTCCATCCAGTTTCTTTTAGGAAATCTTCAGGGAAAGTAAGGACACCATCGTCTCCGACGGTAAGTGTTGTTTTCATAATGATAAAGTGTTTGGCGGTGCTGACTCCGAGCACTC